ATTATAATCTTATATGAAAGGGGGTGTAATATGCAAAAAGCTAATCCAAAAGAATTGCAAGAAGTTTATAAACTTGTTTGTTCTCTTCAATGGGACTTGGGGCGAGACCAGTCCGTAAAAGATAGAGCAAAAAAGATTGTAGAGTTTCTTGGCAATGATACTTATGTCGTTGACATTGATAGTAGCACTATTGACGGTCTTAAATCTTGGCTATTGAATAAGAAATTATCTCAAGCCACAGTGAATAGATACTTGTCAGCTTTATCTACAATGTTAACTTTCTGTGAAGATAGGCCAGAAGTTTATAATTACAGAAAACCTAAAATTAGGTGGCTCAAAGAACCTAAACATCAGCTTCGATACGTAACCTATGAAGAAGAAAAAGAAATGATAAGACTTTTTAATTTATGGGGTATGCAAGATGATAAAGACTTTTTTATTATGTTAATAGATACAGGTCTTAGATTATCTGAATTACAAAACTTAAAAGTTGGTGATTGTTTCAATGATAGAGTTACGCTTACTCAAACTAAAACGAATGAGTCTAGGGGCGTACCTTTAACTAAGCGTTGTCAGGAAATAGTTAAGCGATTGTCAGTTGATAAAGTATCTAACCGGGAATTGTTTGAACATTTTGCAAGGTGGAGACCTAATTCGTCTTGGCGTAAATTTAGAAAAGCAATGAAGCTTGAGAATGATAAAAGATTTAGCATTCATGCTTGTCGAAGAACGTTGGTGTCTAGGTTATTGAATAATCATGTACCAGAGAAGGTCATTCAATCTTGGGTAGGACATTCAGACTCAAGAATGATTGAACGCTATGGTAAAGTACTTAGTTCTAAACTGTTGGATTTTGTCAATGTGTTGGAACAACCCACTGAAGAGTTAAAAGCAACGGACAAACCGTAACCGTTGGTAGAAATTCTTTAGTGGATTAAATAAATATTGGATTAG